GACGGAGTTAATATGGCTACCTTGCAAAGACACAAGCCCCGTAATGGAGATTGAAGATGTCAGAAGTACAAGAAGAAGTTAGTAACCCTTACAACGCTAGAAAGGAATGGCACACAGAAGATGCGCCAAGCCAAGGTTCAGCAGACGGGTTATTCTTTGAACGTCCACAGGCTACCCGTGAAGAAGCGGCCCCTGAAGAAAAAGAGACGCGAAAAAGAACTAACTATAAGAAAAGATACGATGATCTAAAGAAACATTATGATCAGAAACTTTCTGAATTTAAGCAAAAGGAACAGGAACTCGTAGCGTTGGCTAAAGCTTCTGAACCTCAATATCAACCACCTAAAAGTATGGAAGATCTTGAAAGCTTTAAAGAAGAATACCCTGATCTATATAACACTGTTGAAACTGTAGCACATCTACAGAGTCAACGGCAGGTAGCAGATCTTGAAGCACAGCTACAGTCCATGCGTCAGCGTGAGTCTGAAGTAATGCGACAGGATGCTGAACTTACATTGAAGGAACGCCATCCAGACTTTGAGGACATCAGAGGGGATGAGGACTTTCATGCTTGGGCAGAAGAGCAACCTGAACAAATACAGGACTGGATCTATAAGAATCCTGATAATGTTGCATTAGCATCAAAAGCTATTGATCTTTATAAATTAGAAACTGGCAAAAATCAATCAAAACAACAGCCCAGAAAGCAGTCTAGGGCATCAGCGGCTGACATGGTTTCAACTAAAACAACCAATGTCGATGCTGGACAGCCTAAAATCTGGACTGAACGGGAAATAGGATCTATGTCCTTAGACCAGTTTGATAGATTTGAAGAAGATATTAGACAAGCAATGGTTGAAGGTCGCGTAGTTCCATAATTAAATTTGTGTTCTTAGGAGAATATTAACATGGCTTATAATCAATCAGATCAATTTTTTGAACCATCAACAGACACCAATGCTAACTTTGGTAACTCTGTTGCAGGACAGAACAATTCGTTCTTCCTACCTAAAGTTTATTCCAAGCAGGTATTAAACTTCTTCCGTAAGTCTTCTGTAATTGAAGCAATCACTAACACTGACTATGCTGGCGAGATTGCTGCATTCGGTGACAGTGTACGGATCATCAAAGAGCCTACGATTACTGTTTATCAGTATGAGCGTGGTCAAGATGTAACAGCTACTAAGCTGACCGACCAAGAAGTAACAATGGTTGTAGATACAGCTAACGCATTTAAGTTTATCGTAGATGATATTGAAACCAATATGTCTCACGTTAACTTCCGTGACGTTGCAACCTCTTCAGCAGCTTACGCATTGCGTGATGCTTTTGACGAAGGTGTATTGGCATCTATGTTCTCTGGCGTATCTAGCTCTAGCCCTGACCATGTACTTGGTACGGACAATGCTACTGATATTGCCTCTGGCACTTTTGACGGTACTGGTAACCTAGACCTTGGCTTTGGTACTAATGAGCATGACCCTCTAGACATCATGGCTCGTATGGCACGTTTGCTAGACGAACAGAATGTTCCAGAAGAAGGTCGCTGGTTTGTTGCTAGTCCTGAGTTCTACGAAGTACTCTCAAGCTCTAGCTCTAAGCTATTGTCTGTAGACTACAATGCTGGTCAGGGTTCAATCCGCAATGGATTGGTAAGCTCTGGTAAGCTACGTGGCTTTAACATGTACAAGTCCAACAACATCCCTGCGGTATCTAATGCTGCTGGTCAATGTCTTGCTGGTCACTTGTCTTCTACAGCTACGGCTCAGACAATCACAAGCACTGAAGTCATCCGTGACCCAGATAGCTTTGGTGACATTGTACGTGGTCTACATGTCTATGGCTCTAAAGTACTGCGACCAGAAGCTTTGGTTTCAGCATTCTATGGTATTGATGCCTAGACCTTTTAGGATGGGGCTGCTTCGGTGGCCCCTTTCCTTTTTACTGGAGATAAAAATGCCTCAACTTGGTTCAGACGCAAAGCCTATGATGATGAGAAATACTATTGCTGGTAAAGGCAGTAGAGTTCGCAAAGGCAGTAACTATGCACGTTACAAAGATAACTTTGATAAAATTTTTAATAAAGACTCTGACCCTGAGTGCTCAACAGAGTTAGAAGGTGCTAGAGCAATTAGTAAAACTTTTTCAATGGGGCAAGATTAATGAAGTATAAAGAAAATAAATATACAGGCAGAAACCTTATGATGAGTAAAGGCAGTAAGGTTAAATATAATAAAGGTGGCTATGCTTCTGTTCAACAGATGGAACAAAGCTGCGGTAGTAAGACTGTCAAGCAGAAAGTAAAATGAAAGTAGAAGCTCCTAAAGGTTATCATTGGATGAAGGCTGGAAAGTCTTTTAAACTTATGAAAGACCCTAAAGATGGCTTTAAACCTCACAAGGGTGCAAGTAAATCAGCAAGCTTTGAGATTCAGAAGGCACATAAATAATGGCAACATATCTAGAATTAGCAAATGAACTTTTGCGTGAAATGAATGAAGTTGAACTTACTAGTTCTAGCTTTCCGTCTGCTGTAGGTATTCAACAACATGTTAAAGATTCTATCAATAGATCATACTTGGACATTGTTAATGAAGAACCTCAATGGCCTTTTCTTGCTGCTGACCTAAGTGGTGAGACAGATCCTATGTACGGTAATGTCTATGTAGAAACAGTAGCAGGACAGCGTTGGTACACAATGAAGCCTACTAGCTCTTCTCTGACTACTGACTATGGTTATATTGATTGGAATAACTTTTACTTAACTACTGTTGGTGTTGATGGCGAGACTAGCCCTTACACAGCACGTAACCTAAGATTCATGTCTACAGATGATTGGAAGGACTACAGAAGAATCTCTGAAAACTTAGATGACGCAGATACTCAAAACTACGGTGTGCCTAATAGTGTAATCAAAAGCCCAGACAATCGTAAGTTTGGTCTGAGTAACATACCTGACAAAGTTTACCGTGTGTGGTTTTATGCTTATGTACTACCTACAGAACTAACAGCTTACAGTGACGAAACAGTTTTCCCAAATACTTACAAGCCTGTGCTACTTAACAGAGCTAGATATTATATTTACCAATTTAAAGAAAGCCCACAGTTTTCAGCTTTTGCATTAGAAGATTACAAGCGTGGCTTACGTCTGATGAAAAGTAACTTGATGACACCTAATCCCGGTATTCTTACCGATGATCGTATGAGGTTTGTTTAATGTCACAGCCGTTTGGTCTATCAGCTAAAGGTGGTCTATACACAAGCCTTAACCAGCTTGAGATGCTCCAGCAGCCCGGTATTGCTTCTAAGCTTATAAACTTTGAAGTAGATATTAACGGCGGCTACAGGCGTGTCAATGGTTTTAATCTTTTTGGTGGAACCAGTGCTGTTCGTCCTTCTGGAGATACAAAAATACTAGGTATTAGAGGCTATGCTGATGGTGTAGTTGTTTGTGCTAATACTGGTATATTTTTTAGTCAGGACGGCACTTCATGGATTTCTATATCTAAGTCTAGCGTACACAGCAGTGGTGATAACTATTCTACATTTACTGGGCGTACAGATTTAGCACGTACTAACCAAGGTCAAACTAGCTTTGCATTCTTTGAAGGGCTTTCAGACTATGGTGAAATTATTATATGCGATGGAGTAAACAAGCCTTACTTCTTTAGGATGGAAGGTACTGGTGCTTTAACTTCTCGTACTTTCTTTGCAGGTGAGATTACAGTTGACGGTACAGTTGCTCCAGCAGTAGGTACTATACATGACAAGCACTTAGTAGTTGCTGGTGCAGGGGCTGCATCAAACACAATCTATTACAGTCATACAAATGACCCTGATAACTTTTCAGGAACTGGTGCAGGATCTATTGTACTTGAAGACCAAGTAGTAGGACTAGCTAGTTTCCGTAGTGACTTAATTATCTTTTGTCGTAATAGTATCTTTAAACTTTTAAACATCAATGATTCTAATAATATTGTTGTGCAGCCAATTACAAAGAACGTAGGTTGTTTAAGTGCTGGCAGTATTCAAGAAATTGCAGGTGACTTGTTGTTCCTAAGTCCTGATGGTCTAAGAACTGTTGCAGGTACAGCACGTATCGGTGACGTAGAGTTAGGTGCAGTAAGTAGACCTATTCAATCTATTATTCAAAATATTGCAGAGAATGTTGATAACTTAACTATCTCTAGTGCTGTGTTAAGAGATAATTCTCAGTACAGATTATTTTATAATTCTGAGGGTACAGCTAATGCTTCAGCTAAAGGCATTATAGCCACACTAACAAATGAAGGCTTTCAGTACTCAGAGCTTCAAGGGATTAAAGCTACGGCTATTACTTCAAACTTTGGAGCAGATGGTGTTGAAAGAACATGGCATGGAGATACTAATGGTTATATTTATAATCATAACATAGGTGACTCTTATGACTATGGTGGCGCTGCGTCTAATATAACAGCATCTTATCAGACACCTAACTTAGACTTTGGTGATGTAGGTACTAAAAAGACTATGCGCTATGTCAGGGTTTCAGTAAGCCCTGAAGGTGGTATTCAACCTACATTACGTGTGCGTTATGATTATGAAGATCCTTTAATAGCACAACCTCTAGATTATATTTTAGATAGCATACCTCTTCCTAGTATATTTGGATCAGGTATATTTGGTACTAATGTATTTGGAGCTACTCCTGATCCTCTAGTACGTCAAGCAATTCAAGGTAGTGGTCATACTGTAAGCTTTATTATAACAAGCTCAGACACTAACTCACCTTATACTATTAATGGTCTATATGTAGACTACACCCCTTCAGGTAGGAGATAATAAATGGCTCAGAGCTATACAAGACAAAGTACATTTTCTGATGGGGATACTATCACAGCATCTTTGTTTAATAATGAATACAATCAGCTTTTAAACTCTTTCAGTTACTCAGCGTCTAATTCTAGTACTACAGGCCACAGACATGATGGCACTGCTGGTCAAGGCGGTAACATCTTTAAGGTTGGTGACTTAGACTTCCTTAATAAGATTGAAGTAGACAGCACTAACAACAGATGGGGCTTTTATGTAGAAGTCTCTAGTGCTGCTGTAGAACAGATACGTATTCAAGATGGTGCTATTGTACCTGTAACAGATAATGATATTGATCTTGGTACATCCTCTTTGCAGTTCAAAGATCTTTATATTAACGGTACTGCAAATCTTGACAGCCTTACATTAAGCAGCGGCTCTACAGTCACAGTTATTCTTGATGAAGATGACCTGAGTACTAACAGTGCTACAGCCTTAGCAACTCAGCAGTCTATTAAAGCCTATGTAGATGCACAAGTAACCGCTCAAGACTTTGACTTTTCAGCAGACTCTGGTGGTGCTCTAAGCATAGATCTAGACAGTGAGGCTATGACCTTTACAGGTGGTACGGGTATTGATACATCTGGTTCAGGTAATGCAGTAACCTTTGCAATTGATAGTACTGTAGCAACTCTTACAGGCACACAGACTTTTACAAACAAAACTCTTACTAGCCCAGACATTAATGGTGGTACGGTAGATGGTGCAACTATTGCTACGTCTGATATTACTGTAGGCTCTGGAAAGACTCTAGATGTCTCAGCAGGTACTCTTACACTTGCAGACAATCAAATCTCTGGTGATAAAGTAGAAGGTGGTACTATTGCTGCTACTACTATTACAGACCTGACCTTTGGAAGTCTTGATGATGGCACAATCAACATTACAGCTTTTGTTGATGAAGATAACATGGCTTCTGATAGTGCAACACTTGTACCTACTCAACAGTCTGTTAAGGCTTATGTAGACTCTCAAGTTACTGCACAAGATCTAGATGTAACCACAGACTCTGGAACTATTGCAATTGATTTAGATTCAGAGACTCTTACAGTTTCTGGAGGTACTGGTCTTGACTCTAGTGCTACGGGTAATGCTATAACAGTAGCTATTGACTCTACTGTAACTACCCTCACAGGCTCTCAGACGCTCACTAACAAGACTTTAACT